TATATCCAAGACTATAGCCACTAAGTCAATGCCTACTACGTTAAGTAATCCCGATGGTTCACCCCTAACAGTAAATAATCTGTGGGTAGAGAATGACCGAAAGCCAGCAAAAGAAACAGATACTTCACGCGTGGCAAGCTGATCCGCTTGTTTGTAATAAACAGCTCTTTGACAATGCCAATATACTATGGCCCAAACAACAGGAAGTCTTAAAGTCTATTTGGGCGAATAAGCGGACGGCGGTTAAGAGCGGAAATTCGGTTGGTAAATCCAGATTAGCCGCGACCGCAACGTTGTGCTGGTTGGCTAGCCATAAGCCAGCTAAGGTGATAACAACCGCGCCAACCTTCAACCAGATAGAAGGTATCATTTGGAAAGAGATAGCCGGGCTATACAGGCAGACTAGATTTCCCTTCGGTGGTAAGCTGATCAATACCGAGTTAAGTTTAGCAAGCGATTGGTTCGCGGTAGGTATATCAACCAATGACGTAAACAGGTTTCAGGGCTATCATTGTTTTGATGAAGCGACAGAGATATTAACCAAGCGCGGCTGGCAAACGATAGATACAATCCGGCAACAAGATTTAGTTTTATCCGTGCCGGTTGGAAGCCGGGAAAGCGAATGGAAGCCGATTGGCGCGATACATAAATATCCCTTTGATGGCCTTTTGAATGTTTACGATAGCAAGGTAACATCTTTCGCAGTAACAGATGAACATAGATTCCCGACTAAATACGACAATACTCCTGGTAAATGGGCGCTAAAAAGGTTTTCGGAGTTAAAGACAAAATTCCTTATCCAACGTAAGTTAAGTTGGCGAGGTGATAAGCTAACAGTTCCGAAAGAGTTTAAAGAGTTCACCGATAAAGAGTTCGCGGAGTTTATTGGGTTTTGGACAGGAGATGGCGGCACAAGGACGCATAGCCAAACGGGTATATGTTACGAAGTATTGTTGTATCAGCTAAAACCCGAAGGTCAAGAATACGTTAAACAGCTCATTAAAAAGTTAAAATGGACAAAAGCGCAAGATTACTTTTCGATAAGCGATAAGGCGAAGGTTAAATGGCTCATTGACAATATAGGCAGATACCAACCTGATCGGGTTGTGCCACGATGTGTCTTGGACGCTAACCTAGAGATCATCAGCGCGTATGTGGATGGTCTATGGAAAGCTGACGGTAGTTTTAAGAATGGGGTAAAAAGACAGTTTTATTCCATTTCGAAATCGCTGATAGACGGCGTTCAAGAACTATTATTAAAGATAGGCATCGCGACTACAGTTGGGATAAACCGCAAAGCAGGGTCAAAGAGTTATTTTAAAAACAATAAGACCTGTTACGTTTTATCTTACGCTTATACAAGTGCCGATCATCTCGTTGAGAAGAAAGAAGTAAGAAAACAACAATATGCCGGGCGAGTTTGGTGTATATCAACCGAATATCAAACATTTGTAGCGCGACGTAAGGGCAGACCGTTTGTAAGTGGCAATAGCCCTTATCTCTTGGTCATCATTGACGAAGCCTTAGGTGTAGCGCCTGAAATGTGGGAAGCAATAGAAGGTTTACATCCCTACCGAATACTAGCAATCGGCAATCCGTTAACCCCGGAAGGTGATTTCTACAAAGCGTTTCAATCCGATCTCTGGCATAAGATAAGTATCAGTTGTTTAGACGCGGTGAAATGGCAAGCGATAAACGGCAATATCCCCGGCTTAGTCAGCTTGGAATGGTGTGAAGAGCGGGCGGCAGAGTGGGGACGGAATAGCCCACTATATCAAGCGCGGGTGCTAGGCGAGTTTCCGCAGGAAGGAACAGATACGCTGATACATCTTTCCTGGGTAGACGCGGCAAGGATTAAAGAGCCGGAAGAAGAACCGGACGCTCTTAAAATCCTTAGTTGTGATGTAGCCAGGTATGGTGAAGACCATACGGCTTTTGTTACCCGCAAAGGACATAGTTTCTTAAAGGCTTGGCAGAGACACAAGATACCTACTACCGAGACTACAGGCATAATCAAACGGGAGTATCAAGATTCCGGCATGGACAACTTGGTGGTAGACGACACCGGCGTGGGCGGCGGTATTACCGACAGGTTAAGAGAGCAGGGCATAGGTGTGTACGCGTTCAACGCCGGTTGCCGACAGACCGCGGCGGATAATAACAAGTTCAAAAACCTGCGCAGTCAGTTTTGGTGGATAGCCGCAAGAAAGTTTGAGAAAGGACTGTACAGCCTAAAAGGGATAGCTGATAAAGAGTTTGAGATAATCAAGAACCAGTTGTGTTCCGTGAAATACAAGATTGAAAGTGACGGACGAATAAAGGTCGAGAGCAAAGACGACTTAAAGGCTCGTGGTTTAGTTAGTCCTGATTTAGCAGACGCATTAATAATGTCAGAGTTTGGATATTTAATGGGCAGAGAAAGCGAGGTTATTCCGTTCAAGTATCGTTAAGCCTTAACACAAGGCAAAAGGAGTTGTTCTATGACAGAAGCTAAGACAGCGCAGTTTGGTAAGTACCAGATAAAGCCCTTTGGCGACAGATTACTGGTCAAGCGCCGGGTGGTAGGCCAGAAACTTGGGTCAGGCATATTGTACGCTTCGGACGCTACCGGGTCAAAGGCTACTGACCTGGCGGATATAATCTCCGTGCCTGATTTTACCTGCGCGGATGTCGCGTTGCTGGCCGCTAAGGAACGGATAATCGGCAGGCTGACCAGCAAGGCGGCGGAAGGCGACGCGGAAGCATTGAAAGCTCTTTTAAATTTCAATACTTATCTTTCAATCAAAGACCTCAAGGCCGGTGATTGCGTGATGATAAGCAAGTATGTGGGGGTTACATTTAACACCAGCGATAACAGCCAAGAGGATTTAACGATAGTTTTGGGGGAAGATGTTATATCCAAGATAGAGGCCGCATGAGCGAAGAAACAAAGAAAGAACCGCAAGCTCTCGAGATAGTCATCGCGGCTACGATGTCTGACGAAGGTAACGTCACGATAACGATAAACCAAAAGCGTCCGATAGCTGAGATTATTTTCGCCGCAAAGTTAATAGACACGCAGATCAACCAAATACTTCTTAAATGGTCTACATCCCAGGAACAGGTCCAGGGACAAAAGATAGTCAGGCCGACAGGGTTTTTGTCCGGGTTAAAGCGGATGTTTAGGGGGAAATAATCAATGAATGGATTAGACGACAATTTAAAAGACATGGAAGACCAGCAGTTGCCGGAAGATAACGCGGTGCTGATCAAGCAGGCTAAACAGCGCAACAAAAAGGGGTTGATAAACCTGTCTGAAGAGGAAAAGAAAAGGGTTGGCCTTTACATACAGGCTCTTTACCAGGAGGCCAAGCCTAACCACGATTTGGTATGTGATAAAATAGACAAGAATGATGATGTGTACAGGATGAAGCCGATGACTATCCAGGGCGTGGACGAGGACACGCCCAACTACCGCTCGCCACTATCCACTGTCATGGTGGAAACGATACACGCGGCTGTGATGAACGTATTTTTTACCCCGCCTAACATCATGCGGGCGATACCCACCGAAGCCAACGATATACCCAAAATAGAGCGGCTGGACACTTTTGGTAACTGGTCGATGGAGAACGAGCTTAACATTTTTGCCGGGTTTGACCGGCTATCTCACAGTTCTATCAAGAACGGCTCAAGTCCGTATATGGTCGATTGGGTAAAAGAGGTTGGGACTATTACCAGGAAAGAGGTCATCCAAGATCCTGACAATCCCGAAAACGAAATGGCAGTCGACAAAGAAGAAGAGAAGCTGATATATGACGGGCCGCGGCTTACCGTATTCAGCCGTAAAGACTACATTCTGCCTAAGTCAGCTAAAGCTGATAGTCTGCCTGCGTGGGAAATGGTTAGGATAGCGTTGACCACCAACGACTTGCTAAAGCGTGAAGAGGACAGCCGGTTTTATCCCGGCACTTACGACAGCGTTAAGGGCGTGGTGTCGTTGAGTGAGGCGGTCAGCCAGGACAACAAGACTAAAGCGGTTGAGGGTGACGATATACCGTTAGAAAAGACCGCCTTAGAGTACATTAAGTTCTTTGGTTCTTTGCGTGTGGAAGCCGTACGCAAGGGCAAAGAGAACGAAGTTGAGGCGTTAGACGAGCTTACAGACGAGTTTATCGCTACCGTAGAGCTGTCAACCGGCACTCTCTGCGAGTTACGGGTCAACAATCTGCCTTACAAGATGAGGCCAACCGGCTTAGACGAGTTCTTACCGGACGATGAAGGGCGTATTACCGATGTAGGCGTGGTCGAGTTCATGGAAGGGTTGCAGGTGAGTTATGACCTATTAAGCAACCAGTATCTGTTTGGCACGGTACAGAGCAACAATCCGTTTGGTTTCTTCGCCCCCACAGCCAACATGAAAAACGAACCGATAAAGACTAAAGCCGGGTATTTATTTCCTTCAGCCGATCCGGGGAAAGTGAATATCATTCAGACACCACCGCCGGATGACAGCCTGTTAAACATGATGGAGCAGATTAGAAACTTCGCTCAATTACTATTCGGTATCAGCGATTATTCAGCGGGATTAGAAAGCCAGATAGATCCTACCGCGCCAGCCAAAAAAGCGGAGATAGTGGTGGCCCAAGGCAACGTCAGGATGGGGTTGGTCATCAAGCGTAAGAACAAAACGCTTAAAGATATATTCAAGAAATGGTTTCTCTTGTACCAGGCGAATATGCCCAAAGGCAAGTATATGCGGATCGCGGGTGTTGGTAAAGACAAATGGAGTTTCGAGAATATGGAGATGAGCGATTTCGCGTTATCGGGTATTCCTGATTTCGAGATCACCGGAAACATCTTAACCAGCAATAAACAGTTGCAGGCGCAGAAGGCAGTAGCGATATACGGTCAGTTAGCGCAGAACTTCTTATTTAACCCGCAGACTAAAGACGGTCTGGCGGCGTACTACGCGTTGACTAAGTGGTTGATAAACGAGTTAGACGCG